AAAGCCATTGTCTGAGGCAGTTGTTGAAATAGGAGCAGAAGTATAAGCACCAGCGCTTAGCCCGTAACTCACAGCATATCCCGTTGTAGTATCACCACCAGCAACAAGCTTATCAAGACGGACACCAACAATACCACCAGAAGCAGCAAACGCAATGTTTGTGTCCTGAGGAAATAGACCAATGTCAAGACCCTTGCTCATTCCAGTCGCACTACTAGTAAAAGCCGGAGGAGGCACCACTGTTGAAATAGACGAAGAAGTTACAGCAGAAACTAATCCGCTAATAAACGGACGAGCTGTGTAGCCAGCCCAAGGATGCGCGGAAGGATATACAAGTTCAAATCCAGAAGTTGCACTAACAGTACCATTAGCTGTAACTGTTATTTCGGCGGCACTGCCGGTAAAGGTAAAGCAATCAAGCCCCATGCCACTAGCAGTTGCAGCAGTCTTAAATGCTTGAGCTATATTTGATGCACTAGGAGTAGAAGGAACTGTAAAAGTTACATTCTTGCCAGAGAAAGGTATTGTTACAACGTTACCGGCAACTACCGTATCAGCTGGAGTACCAAACGTAATAACCAAAGCTTCCGGAGTCGAACCAGGAGCTGCAGCAAGATCACCGTAATCAAACTGGACGTCAATTTCGCCACCATCAACAACGGGGCCACTGACGCCTGAACCAAGCCAGACAATCTCTTCGGTTTCCTTATTAATTACAATAAGTTCACCAACAACCTTTGACTTTGAAGCAGCACCAGCAGCCTCAGCATAATTCACAGCATGACGGTAAGCAACAATATAATTAAGAGCAGCCTCAGGCGACTCTTGAGTAGTGCGAATTGTAATACCGTTGCTTGTAACACCAGCGCCATCAGCACCAATCTTTACAACCTCAGAGGCAACACCAGGAAGACGATATGCAAAAACATTTGTTGCACCGCCTTTTCTGACTTCACTTATTGTTCTTGAAAGTTCTGAGTCTGAGCCAAATTCTTTGATAATAGCGCCTAAGCTGGTAGCTAAGAAAGGCTCACTTGTAAGACCCTTTCCGGCTGTACCAAGAACAAGAACCGACTGAGTGCTATCACGGCCTGTGAAACTTAGATTACCATCTTGAAGCTGCACGTAACTACCAGGTAGGTTTATGTACATCTGTTCTCCTTTAATTTTTTCACTATGAAGTTGATAACTTTAAAATAAATTCCTTTAGCAAGAAGAAGCTGGACCAAGTGAGTTTTTCAATTGAAACAGCGTAGTGTAGTGTTCTTTTATGTCTTAAAGCTTCAGTTTCGTCCCCGTAGTCTTGTACAAACGTAAAATCTATCACTCCACTGTATCTAACATACCATAGATAATTCTTTATTACGTCCGCAAGCCATTCCTTAAGTATGTCGGCTTCATGCGCTGTTTTAGCATATACAGATAAATTAATATTGTAGTCTAATCTTTGCCCATATACATAGATCTCAGAGCTATCGTCTTGGGGGTCCATATATTTTCCAATCAATATTGGAGCAACCATTCTTCTAATAGGAGCATTAACAGGACCAGTTCCTGCAGCTCCAGGTTTGCCGTCCATAACCTTATAAACTATAACAGGATCCTCTGACTCTACTGCAATAACTGGACGTTGAATTATGAGCTCTTTATTGCTACTAATCCAAGCAGGCTTCATAGTCTGAGTGGATAGATTGATGATCTCTTGAAGCACTTCCATAACATCATAAATAGAAGACACTCTGCTCTTTGATCCACTTTTAAGTAGAGCCTTGCCAGACGGATCAAGTATAAGGTTATTTGGATATTCCTTAGTTTCACCCAAAAGATTACCTTGCTCAAGTACATCAATAAACATTGAGGTTTTTGCTTGATCAAGTTCTTTAATTAAATTAGGACTTAATGGATTAAGCATTAGTATTTCTTACAATATAAAATAATATATTCAAGTCTGCCATTGTCTGAACGCTTCTGATGTAATGTGTTTATAGTCCAGACAATATCTCTTACTTCAGGCTTCACTACAGCACCCTCTACATCAAGCTTTAACTCAATGACCTTGTCCTCATAGTCGACAACTATATTGTTCTGCACATAAAACTTACAGAATTGCTTTTTTGTTCTACCAATATCAGTAAGTAAACTTGCTCCAACTTTCTCTTGGTCTGTTCCGATTTCAACTCTGAACGTATCAACATAATGCTCATCCCAGAGATAGCCTTCTCCTAGGCAAATATTACACTTCTGAAGTATTTGCCCTTCCTTTGCAATGTTACATGCACATGGAACTCTATGGTTTGTTTCATCGCGCCGGAAACGTCTTATTAGAACTTTGAATGCTTTGGGGAGTTCATAGATAGACCCTGTAAAGGTATCAATGTTTTCTTTACGCAAGTCTACTTCTTTGCCAATAGTTTTTGGTCGCTGATCTAAGCGATAGAAACGACTTCCTCTTACTGCCATCTAGTCCCCCTTAGCTACCATAATCTGGCGAGTTACCATTTATATTTCTATAGATGTACCGGTAACGATAGCGGTTTTGGTAAGCGTAGTCTGGGTAGTATCTGTAAGATCCAGGTAGCCTGGTCTTAACGTTAACGCTAGGAGCAAATCTAGGCATGTTATCAATTGACCTACCAAAAGCAGGATAGTCTGCTCCCATGTATCCCTTGATTGCCATGCCAGCGTTAAGGCTAGCACCATAAGAAAGATTACCATTGCTATGAAGAATTCTATGTAAGTCTTCATCACGCTTTCTCATCTGCTCAATCTTAGCTTTCAATGCAACAGCATTATCAGCCCATTCAACCTTAAGATCACCAAGCTGTTTTGCACGAGGTGTGCCAAGAGCAAGTGAGATATTCTCAATTAGATCAATTGAGCTATTGATAATTACATATTCCATCTTGACATAGTCAAGCCATTTCTGTGTGCCATTCTGTATTGGCATATTAAAGATCATTGCCTCAACAACCTTTGAATATCTATAGATAAGATAGTTAACAGTATCTGCATCTACGTCGCCAACAATGCTACCTACATTAGATAATATCTGATCATAAGTTGCATACATAGGAGTATATCTACTAGTAAACCAAGACTCATCTTCTAGGCCAACAGAATCAACTGCCGCGCCAACTTCTTTAATACCTCTGATCTCTATGACATATTGATTGTTATTAAGTAGAGTATCGAAGCCTTCGTCCTGAGAGTAAGCATTATTAACATCTCCACTTGAACTAACAGTAAATGGAATAAGGCTTGTAAACATAACAGGAGCAAGCGCTGTTCCAACGTTTATCTCAAAGTATGCCCACCATTCTCCAACCTGAGCATTAACAGGAACAGGGAAACTATAAGTATATTGTCCGTACTTAGTTGGAGATCCAAGATTAACTCTGTAATAGTCTGGCGGTACAGCAGGAATTTGTGGAGCAGATAAATCAAAAGCATCGGTAACTAAATTGACTCCAGGTAGTCCAGGTTTTTTACCGTATGGGTAAATGGATACTTTAGGACTTGCCGCTGGCGTACTTAGATCAGCGCCAACACCAGAAGCTACAAAGCCATTAGCAAGATATCCGTTGCCATTTCTGACTTGGCAAACAATATCAACTGTTTCTCCTTGGATTACGGTTAACATTCTATTCCCTTATTATGTTAATGATAATTTTTTTGCCATTAACAATCCAAGAGTAGCCGACATCAACTGCATCTTGGTTGCCATCCATAATATTTCTGAACAACTTAACTGTATCTGCTGTTACGCTAGTAGGATCAACATCTTTATTAAAAGTAAGAATAATTTGTTTAGTCTTCAAAGAAATATTACTAGAACCGTACTCCGGTTCAATTTTTAAAAGTTGGAATTCAGTTGCGGCAGCTTCTATCTCTGCCTGAGTAGGTGCGCCTAGTCTCACTGGACTTTGAGACACACTTGCAGGTAATTCTCTAACTTGCTCTGCAGCAGTAGCAAAGTCTAATTTATAAGTATCAATTAAATACTCAGTTGGTCTTAATTGTATTGTCCATTGATCGCCTGCTTTAAAAGCATCTGCAGCTCCGCCTATAGTTCAAAGTAAATATCCCTTTCTGTGAGAATTTTATTTCTTCCAGCAAAGGGAAGTATTTCCTGCACAGAGGTTTCAGAGCTTGAGAAATACCATTCAAGCTTACAAGTAGTAGAACTGCCGGTCTTAGTCACCGTCACAACAATCTCATCAGCAACAGTACCAATATAGTAACCACTTGCTCTCAGGATCCCATCACCAGTAGAAAGTGGATCCTTTGCAGGATCGAAAACACTGCGAGAACCTACATAACTCCATTCATTATTAGGATTAGGGGACCCACTAATAAGAAGACGATACTCTGTTTTCTCCTGTAAGAAAGACTTTGGTTTAATAACAACCTTTGTCTTAACACTGGAATTGTAAGCGTAGGAGTATGGAACATAGACATCAGTTCCATCTATATCTTGAGTCAGAAGATTACCAGAAGAGTCACATCTGTAAACCTCAATCTCAATTGGAACTTCTCCTTTCATAAGGTAAGTATCTAATGATTTTGCGTATTTACTTTCATTGGCAAATCTAAATAGCTTTTCTTCGAACTCTACACCAGTAGCAATGTGATTGTCTGGCCCAATAAGGCTAATGCTATTCTCAAGAAGAAACTCAGAGATCTCTTGGTTGAAAAGAATTTGAATACTTTCCCCAGTCGGAACTGTAGTTGATCCATCAACAGGTGTGACATCAGTTATTACCGGAGCAGCCATTATTAAAACTCCTCAATATAAGATTCAAGAGTACACTCAACTTCGCAACCAGTAACTAGAGTAATGTTCTGGGTCTCAAGACTTTCCGCCTCTATAGCACAATCCTCTGCTTCCATAATTGCCTGATGCTCTTCAAAAGCTAACCTTCTGAATAGAGCCTCCATGTCCCTATTGGACGTGACAGTTGAAAGGGCGTGGGCAATCTTATCTTCTACACTCATATCGACTCCTAGTAATTAATATCTAGATACCGACATTATAACAAAAAGAAAGCCCCCAGGCCTTTCGACCTGAGGGCTATTTGTCTATCCTCTAATTATTATGAATTAGTAGGGAAGTTTGAGCTACCATTGATTGTAGCGCCAGCAGGATCAAAACCAGAGGTAGGATCGTAGACAGGACGTGCAATCTCAGGAGCATAGAAGTTCTGGTCGCAGAAGATGTTCTTAAGCGTAACTAGACCCTGGCCTTCGTTGTACATGAAGATACCCCACTTCTCTGACCACTTCATCTTGAAGGTCTCAAAGTACTTGTCCTCCCACTCGTCAGCCACAATGCCTGAACCAACGATTAGAGCACCAAGTGACTTGCTATCGCAAAGAACGATATCGGTAAGCTTAGTAGCAGGATCGTAAGGCATGAAGCGTGAGGTCACAATGCGGAGACCAAACGGAAGACCAATAGGAAGCTGAGGAGCAGCTGTAATGGCGTTAACGTTGAAGTCCTTAAGCGAGGCCTTGGAACCATCGGCACCAGTACCAAGCTGACCGCGTGAGTAACCCTTTGAAAGAACACCCTTAACGGCATCAGGGACACCGCTAACGTTAGCAGCAGAACCCGAGTAGTTACCAAAGAGATTACCGCTACCGCTCTGCATGGCAAATGCACGAAGGACGGGGTCGCGGACAAACATAAGGTACGTAAGCGGATGGCAGATTAGCGTATCAGGCGTGAAACCTCTCTGAATGAGAAGGTGGTACGCGTTGAAAAGGTCATCAATGGTAAGAGTACCGTTAGTCTTGAGCGTAATGTCACGACCAGTGGTGATACCAAGAGCTGACTGCGCAGGATTAAGATTGTCAAACGCGGGAACGCTGATGTTCGTGATATGCTTAGCGATTTCGGTCTCCTTGCGGCGAGCGAAAGCACGACCAGCCTCACGGGCAAGGTAACCAAGGAGATTCCAGTTGGAAGCCTTGATAGCCTCTTGCGTAAGGGAGATCATAACACCCCACTTGTCGATGGCAGCCGTAGCCATACCACCGCCAGTTGTCACACGCTCTTCACGGTAACCTTCAAGCTCAGTGACCTTATGGACAGTGAAAGCTGAAAGGGCGGGAAGGCGGAACTCAGTGATACCATCCGGCGCAGGAATGGTGTCAAGGAGTGGGGTAAGATTGAGCATAGGCTCCATCGGCTCCATCATAATCTCAACAATTGAGTGCTTGACCCAGGGCCCAAGCTCAGCTGACGTAATCGCGTCTTCGATTGAAAGACGTGAGTCGCTGGAATGGTCTGAGCCAGGAAGCCAACCGTTGTTCTTGATGAGCGCTGTAAGCTCACTCTGATCAGCAATTTCTAGGTTCTTGTGCTTTAGTCTTGACATTTTTCGGTTCTCCTTATTGAGATTATGATTCTAATTAGAGTAGGACGCGCACGATGGCAGCGAACTGACCACCGGTTGACTGATGAATTTCCGCAGGGTGACCATCATTGGCCGAACCAGGAGTACGATCAGCGAGTGACACGCCATCATAATCATGGAAAGTTTTGACTGTAGCAAGATCAGCCTTAGGTGAACGGTCAAGTGTATAGCACTTACCGACAATGTCTTCTGGACGATGGTAAAGAGCTGGGTTAACATAAACTGTTAGAGGCCCAATGCTACTATCGCCTGTCGGGGGACCATCAGCAGCAAGGCCAGTCTCATCAGGACGCGCAACATAAGGAACAAAGTTAGAGTACTTGTCATAAGCAAGGTAGTCACCAGGCTTGACATTTCCACTAACACCAGCAAAGACTGCAACATCAACTAGAGTGTCATCTGTATCCGCATCTGGATCTGTGACGTCAACGCCAGCAATAGCTGCGGCAGCAGTTGGCGAATAACCAAACTTTACAACTGTGCCAGAGGCTGGGAAAGTATTGCCACCAGGCTCATGCATGAAAAGAATACCAAGGTCACGATCAACAAAGTAATCGCCAGGCTTCTTTAGGCCATTAGGTGTAGCCTTCTCAGCCTTGAGTGTAGCAGCGCTTAGCGTAGCAGAACCATAAGTAATAGGATTATAAAGGTTATGCTCAATGTTGGTACGACCAAAAGCAAGGGCAACCCAATCAGCATTGGTAACATCACCATAGCGAGCAGGAAGAAGAGCCTTTAGGACTGAAGCCATCTCAGAGCCTAGAAGCCACTGAGGATATTCTGGGGACTGAAGCTCATTAAGAGTAGAGATCTTGTATGTGCTACCAAGAGTAGTAAGAGTAGCTTCCTTGACAGGAGCAACGGGAAGGCGGAATGTATGATCCTGACCAGTCCAGAACGTTGACTTATTCTCACGACGATAGTTCATGAAACGAAGCTTGTTGGGCTGCGTACCATCACCACCAGCCCAAGCATAAACCACGTTAGCGGCAACACCGATTGGGCGAGAAATGAAAGCATCGCAAGTCTCAGCACCGCCAATAAGACCACGGCCTTTAAGGCCAGCAGTCACTGCGCTAATCTTGTATTCAACAGGAGCAGCAACAGGGAGGCCTGTAGTAAGATCCTCAACGCGCTCATTCACGTCTTTGGTTGTGTACTTAAGAAGCACAACGTCAGTGCCGCTAGCAGTAGTGCCATCCCATGCAACACGGGCAGCCTTCCAAGCAAGACGAATACCAGCAGGAACAAGACGACCCACTGTGCCCTGGTTAATTGTAGAAGTAGCATTCTCACCAGTAAGGCTTTCGCGAGTAAGAGCGACAAGCTTACCAGGCATAATCACAACCTTGTCAGTGAAGACGTGGCGCTGGTAGTCATAGGTGAAATAGCCATTGCTTGCATTTGTAGTGTTACGGCTAATTGGAAGCCAAGCCGCAGCGGCAAGGTCATTCTGAGGAGCAACCGTATCGCCATGCGTAGGGGCAATAATCGGCTTACCGTAATCGATATCTCTAAACTTTCTGTATGTTGCCATAATTTTCTCCTATAATTTGGGTTAGACTTTCACATCTAGTGGATTAA